CATCTAGTGTAGAATATACTATATCTGCCATTTTTACTCCCTATGTTTTATAAATTATATTTATTGTTATTTCGTTTATAGTTGATGGATAGTTTATACTTAAACTATACTCAACCTCATTATTATTTATAGTATATTGAATGGTATAATCAGATATTTTCACAAGTGTTTTATAATAATTCAATAATTTTCTTGTTTTGGTTAATATCCTTTCTACATTCTTTGGTTCAGTATCTGTTATGCCTGAATTTGTTATATATCCAGATACTGTAGTTTCTATTTTATTATGAGTTATTCTATTTGTTATATACTTAAATTTAATTTCAATTTCTTCACAAGTCTTCTCTCCAAAAAGAAATTTTCCATTATAATCTCTATCATAAATAATAGGATTGATTGAATTTTTTCCTAATAAAGTTGATTGACTATCACTAGGATAAATTAATAATTTGCTACAATTTTTAATCTCACCCCTTTTAAATCCTGCTATACTAGTTTCCAAATAATTGATATCCATCAAACCAGCTACATCACCAAATAAAGGCAACCATCTATAAGTATCATTAAATTCATCATATTGCTTTTTGATATTACCTGTTATAAAAATATTAGAATGAAAATCTGTAAAATATCCTGAACTGGTTGTTGGGAATAACCCAACATCATTTATAATATCTTCTAATCTAGTATCCATATTTGAGTATCTTGTTTCGTCATATAATCCTGTTATACAAACACAACTACTATTTGTAAATTTTGTTGTGCACTCATCTATTGAAATATAAGGATTTGTTACATATCCTATCATAATATTATAAGCTTCTAAATCTATTTCATCGAATGTGTCACTATACATTTCAGCTACAGTTTGTTCTGTTATTGAAGTATCAGGAACAAACACACAAGATAATAATGACATTTCACTAGTGTCAATATATGAAGTTAAATCATCTCCATATTTAGCATAAACATATTTAGAATCGTCATTTAACGTACCAACATATTTAGAACTTATGGAATCTAAAGAAAGAATCCATCTCTCTTGAAATTCATAATAATCTCCTATTTTCCTAACAACAAGCATTGCGAATTCTGAATTATCAAAATCTGGTTTTGTAGTGAATAAATCATTCCAAGAAACTACAGTTGTTCCTGTTTGATAAAACTCATTATATATTGTTGTTGTCTCAACTGAAATAGGTTCAGTCCATTTTGTAGATAATCCACAAATTAAAACAGCTAAATTAGTATCTGTCATATTAGGATATTTTTCTACTACTTTCAATGTTTCTGTATCATCCGGTATAATTAAATCTAAATCTTTTATAGTCGGATTATAAAAACTTGTTACATATGTAACCGGAGGAACTACTATCCCTTTATAAGAAAGAACAGTGTTTGCTATCTCCTCTGTTGTTGGATTTACTACATCTATAGAATCGCTGTAATTAAGGAAATTATATACTTGAAACCATTCTCTATAATTACTATCTGTTGGATATCCAAATTCTCTAATTAGTTCAGAGATAGATGTCAGTGTCACTGGATATCTTCCGTAATTATAACTGAATAATAATGGTGCGACAATCTCTAAATGATTGTCGCTCACATTATCTTTTGTAGTTTTCTGAAAAGAATTTTCTGTAAATTTAATAGATGTCATCTATTTCCTTTTATACATTTTCTCTTATATCTAATCCCATATCATAATTGATTATATTAACGTAAATATACTTGATTATTCTATTAGGTTGTAGTTTAATATCTAATACAAACTCGTTCTGATTTATTCTTTCATCAGTGTTATTGCTCTCGTCACAGATTAACTGATAATCAAACAATCCACCATTACCCAAGAAATAAGTAAATATTTTTGAGATGTTGAACAATGTTAAATTTCTTGTTGCTGTGTTATTGAACTCGAAGAAATTACCTTTTAAAATTTTCTTTAAGTAATGCTTTATCGCAATAATCATTCTTCTAACATTTGCTTCCTTAACAATAAGGTCTTCTAATGTATTAGTGATATATTCAAATACCATTGTTCCGTCGATGTCATAATCATAAACGATTGCATTGATACCGTTTTTAGAAAGTTCATTTTGGTCGTAGTTTCCGTTGAATATCAACTTTTCATAATTTTTGAAGATACCTCTTTTGATACCCGCTACAGGACTCTGAGGACCGTTTGTGAAATCATTATAGGTCATCATTCCGGCTATGTCACCAATTACAGGAACCCATCTATGTGTATCGTTATATTGGTCATATACATATTTAAGAGTACCGAACGCCATTGTCCAAGTATTGAATTCTGTTAAAGCTCCAACAGAAGGCTCAGCTCTTTTATTTCCTAATAAATCAATTATTGCTTGATTTATGGTTGCGTCTGTCTGACCAGCAATTCCTACTGAATCCCAAACACCAACAAGTGCTAAACTCATACCGGTTTGTTCTGCGATTTGAGGCATTGTGTTAAGATAACCAGCTGTTCTAAGATTATCAAATCCTAAAAGAATATGTGGATTCATAACACCATTGAGACCGAAATACTCTGTTGCTGTTTCTAAGTCTGATGTACTCAATCCATAAGTAACTGTCATATCAGTAGTATATGAATAATCTACCACATCTGAATTACCATCTACTAATACCATATCTCTAACTGAATAATCTTTAGTTGAGAATGTTCCAGTATAACCTGGTTGTGCTCTACAATAAACATAATTTGAATTTTTGTTTACTTGTTTTCCAATAAATTTACTTAATCCTGATGGATAAGTAGCTGAACTATTGAAAGAACCAATAAAGTTTTCTACTAATTGCCAGTAACCAATACCATCTTTCTTCAATACGATAACACCAAGTTCATTCGCTAGGAAATCAGGCTTAGTTGAAAATACGTCTGAGAATTTAATTGGCTTCTTATCACTTCTGTATAAACTAGACCCAAGATATTTTGCTACAACATAATCTATTAATAAAGTATCAGCATCTTTGTGAATAGTGAAATCTTTAGGTTGATAAGTTATTGCTGTATCTGTTGCACCAGCAACAAATGTCCAAACATTTTTATCAGCTGCGTTATAAATATCAACTCCTGCTACAAGAACTGCACTTAATGTCCAATCATTATAAGTTCCAAGTTTGTTCATTGTCATAATGTGATAATCTGTTATAGTTTCGTCACCATTTGCTAATTCAGCTTCCATTAGAGTGTTATATACATCTATATTAACTCCTGAAGCTGCAGCTGTTAGATCACTTACTGTGAAAGTACCGGTTGTAACTTCTGTTATAGTATATGATGTTGCTGTTCCAGCTGTCGGGATGAAAACTATCCCTTGACCTACTGCAACTAATGTACTAGCCGAAGTTAATGTGAAAACACCTGCTGTAGCTGATACAGAAGCATTTGTATATGTTTTACCATTTGTTACTACTCCAGTATCATAGGTTGCAGAAATTATATATGCATCTCCGTGAGTAATAGTAGAAGGTGCTGGAAGAATTGTTACTGCTCCCGCTCCTGTATATCTTGTTAATGATGAAACGTAGTTTGTTATCGAATCTGCTGTAATTCTTTCTTCATAATCATCATCTTTCGCACAAACTAATACTGCTATTTCATCTTTCTTATTAATATATTTGTTGTAGAATGCCAATACTTCATTACTAGCTAAATCTGCCGCTGCATCTAAAGTATCTTGAGCTATTTCTTTGTTATACATATTTGTTAAACTGTCAGGTGCAACCATATCAGCTGGATCTGTAATGTCTAACATTATACCGTAATTTGCCCAAGTTGTTTTAATTGGTCTTACAACATATAAATTTGAAGCGTACTTCAAATAACCTGCTGCATTATACCAATCTCTATAATTCCCTGCGCTTGGTTTTCCAAATATATCAACAAGTTCGTTTTCAGTTGTAATATTGATAGGACTTCCTGCTGGACCATTTGAAGCTGGTAATATCATACCAGTATTTGTCGAACCCAATTTTTGTTGGATAGGATTTCTAACTTCAGTTTCAGTAAAAGCCATAAAAGGGCTTACTTGTTTATTTGCCATTATTTTAACTCCTTGTTAATGTTTCTTTTTCTATTATTTATAATTCTTTTATATCTAATCCCATATCATAATTAACTATATTCACATAAATATATTTAATTGTACGATTTGGCTGTATTTTAATATCTAATATAAAATTGTTTTGATTTATTTGATCTGGTGTATTATTACTTTCGTCACAAATTAATTCATAATCAAACAATCCACCATTTAATTTAAAGTAAGAAAATACTGTACTTATATTAAATAATGTCAAGTTTCTTGTTGCTGTGTTATTGAAATCGAAGAAATTACCTTTTAAAACTCTCTTTAAAAAATGTTTGATTGAGATAATCATTCTTCTGATATTCGCTTCTCTAACAATAAGATCTTTTAATGTATTAGTTATATAATCGAAAATCATAGTGATATCTAATTCGTTATCGTATATGATTGAGTTTATACCATTCTTTGAGAATTCATTTTCATCAGTGTTCTTTAAAAGTAATTTATCAAAATTAGTTAACAAACCTCTTTTTATTCCTGCTACTGGACTTTGTGAACCATTTATATAATCATTGTATGTCATCTTTCCTGCAATATCTCCAATAACCGGTACCCATCTATTTATGTTATTATAAGAATCTTTAATTCTTTTTAAGTTTCCAAATACCATTGTCCAATCATTAAATTCAGTTAATGCTCCAACAGAAGGTTCTTCTCTATTATTTCCTAATAAAGATAAAACTGTTGTGTTTTTTCTAGATTCTATATAAGTACCCATTGAACCTATATCCCAAATTCCTACAAGTGCTAAACTCATACCGGTTTGTTCTGCGATTTGAGGCATTGTGTTAAGATAACCAGCTGTTCTCAAGTTATCGAATCCTAAAAGAATATGTGGATTCATAACACCACTAAGACCAAAGAATTCACTAGCTGTTATTAAATTAGTTGTTGATAATCCACCTGTAACATCATCTGCTGTTTGTGAATAATCTGTTATTGTTCCATTTGAATCTGTTAAAGTAGTTTGCTTTAAATTAAATGTATTTGTCGATAAGTTTGTATTATAACCATATGTTGCACTTTGAGTTGTTTCCCAAGCTGTGATCTCAGCTGCACTTCTAGCTTTTAAATAAATATAGTTTGATTTCTTATTAACAAGTTTTTCTATATAAGAACTATAGCCGATACTATCTTTAGCATTTTCTAATAATGATCCTACAAAAGTTTCCACAATTTCAAAAAGATTAATATCTGAATTTTTCTTAAAGATTATTAAAGCCACTTCTTTATTTTCCCAATCAGGAGTATAGTTAAAAATGTCAGAGAATATATAAGGAGTCTTGTCACTATTATAATATATCGAATTCATATTCTGTCTAACAACATAATCAATTAAACCAGTTGTAACATCTTTTACAACAACTGTTTTTTCTGATTGAAGAGATGTACTTGCTTCTGCAAAACTATATGTTACAGTGTCATATGTATAATATTTATTTTCACTAGTTACGTACACTACTTCATCATTTATAAACGCGTTTGTATTTTCAACCCAAACATTATTTATTTTATCTGCTTTTAGAACTAAATTAAATCCTAAATATGTATCGTGGTCTGTGTCAATAACTGGAATAGCCCAAGGATCACCAGTATCTTGGATTGTTAAAACTCCAGTCTCTATATCTAATATAGGCCAGTATGTCCCATTTATTTCAATCAAATCACCAATTTTAATATCAGTACCTACAACAATACCTGTTCCTGTTATTGTTATATAAGCTCCTTCATCAGAAACTACAGGAGCATCTGATAACCAAGGGATTGTTATTGTATTTACTACTGTTGAACCTGATATTATAGGTTTTATAACAACACCATCTCCGTGAAGATAATCAACTATACTTGGAGCTAAGGCATAAACAGTTGTTTCTTTTATAGTAAAGTTATTTACATCGTTAGATATGTAATTCCCAAAGCTTGTTTCATCTCCTGCTATTGCAAAAGCAATATCATCTTTTGTGGATACAAATTTATTGTAGATTTTAAGTTTTGTATTATCTGTGTCTGAGAAAGTTATATCATCATTTAAAGTTCCCTCTGCAATTTCTTCGTTATACAAATCTGATTTCATAACTCCTGATATACCTACCGTAGTTGATAAATGAGAAATTTCTGCACCTGCATTTTCCCAAGTTGAACTAAATGGTCTCACAACATATAAATTTGAAGCATAATTCAAATATCCAGCTGCATTAAACCAATCTCTATAATTATAGTCAGTTGGTTCACCAAATAATTGAACTAGTTCTTTTTCTGTTGAAATCTTAGTTGGGATTCCAGCAAATCCGGAATTAGAACCTAGTATCATCCCTGTTGTTGTTTCCCCAAGTTTTTCCCTTACTGGATTTCTAACTTCAGTTTCAGTAAAAGTCATTGTTGGGTTGTATTTTTTATTTATCATTTTTAATCCTGTCTTTTATATTTCAATTTCTGTTATATTTATTGTGCTCTTTACTAAATCTATGTTTATAAATATTTGTCTTATTACTCTTATTGGATTAATTGCAATATTGATTATTAACTCCTCATTATTAACAGTAACTGATGAATTATTTCTTTCATCACATATAACTTCATAATCAGTAATTCCTTTGTTTGCTTTTATATCAGACAATATACTATTTAAACCATTTGATATATCAGATCTTGTCAATGGAATATTTTCTTTAAATAAATAAGCTTTTAAATAAACATTAAGTCTTCTTTTTAAATAATTTACCATTCTTCTTATATTCAATCTACTTGTTAGCAAATCTTCATCTGTAGCTGTTAGAATATCAAATAAAATATAACTTCTAGTTATGTTATCTCTTACAATATTATTTATAGAATTATAGATTAGTTCGTTAGATAAATCTTCATCATCTGTAGAAAAAAGAAGTTTAGATATATTTTTAATTCCTAATGTAGATAATCCAGCTGGAGCTGAGAATTCTGAATTATAAATATCCTCATTTACATAAATTGCGGCTATATCACCAATCAATGGTAACCATCTATATTTTAAATTTAGTTTGTCAAGATCTAATTTCATATTATTATATATTGCTGAGTAAGTACTAAATTCACTGAAATATAAACTATCTTCTGTTCTGTTACATCCAAAATCTTCTATTATTTTAGTTGCATATTGAGTTTCAGTTAAATTCAGATATCTAGATTCATCCCAAGGAGATATGATAGCAATTATATCTTCCCTTTCTGCAGCTATAATACTAGCTAAATTCATAGTGTCGTGTTCTACTGCACTTATAGTTTTTATTAATTCCAATCCTAAGAAATATGAAAATGCTATATTTTTATTATTTCTATAAAAGCTACTTTTTGAATAATATAAGTCATAATCTTTTATATTATCATAATCGTAACTATCAGTATCTTCTATTATATAATCTATTAAACTACCATCATAAGTATCTACTTTCATATCTTGGATAGTAACATTAGTCATATCCCCAAGTCTAAAATAAATTAAATTAGACTTTTCATTTATTATATTTTCGCAAAAATTATTTTTATCTCTTATTACATTACTAGATTCTAAACTAACAACATAAAATTCAGTAGATGTGAAGAAGGTTTGATTATACCCCTTTTTGTGAACAATTAAAACTATCTCATTATCAAAATTTACATTCTCTCCTATCAAAGCCTTAAAAGATTTTATGGTACCAGTTCTAGAATTTTGAGTATATGAATCATACATCTTTCTGTGAACAACTCCTTCATATACTACATAACTAAGTTCCAATAAAGATTTTGTCCAAACTGCACTAACTAAAGAATATTCAGTTTCTCTATTATTTACATAATAAGAAGTATCCGCTACAACATTTGATATTGCCCAAGCAATAGTTGAATCTATTAAAACAGAACCTGATATAGAAGTTATTTCTAAATCTTCATATAGTAATATTGTAGTATATCCACTAGATACAGTTGAATTAGCACTCACTAGATATTTTCCTTGTGTCCCTTGTATATTATTTTCAACTATATAGATATATCCATTTAATAAGATATCAGCTGTGTAATCTCCTAATATTGTTATTTCAGTTACATTTGAGGAATTAGTTTTAATATCGTATATATCCACAATGGATGCAGAAAATTCTGCAACTATTCCTTCATTATTTGTACTAGTGTTCCATAGGTCAGTTGAATAGTTTATATAGCCATATCCTGTCCCATCATTACTTAATGTTTCTCCGGCATATGCAGCTAAAGTTATCAATGTACTAGTTGTATATACAACACTTACGATTCTAAACATTTCTATTGTATCTAGAGCCCCAGCAGTAGATAGTGTGTATCCACTGTTTGTTATTTTTATATAATCTAAAGCTGATACATCATTTGTTATATCTTCACTAACAGTTATTTCTAATACATCCCCTACACCTAAGGCAATTAAAGTTATTGCTAATTTATTATTATCTATTATATATTTATCTTCGTTACTCAATGAATAAACAGAAGGAGGGATGTATAAACTATCATTTATTATATATTCATCCAATGTTTCAATAGATATTGGTTCTTCATAATAGTCTTCTGATGAACATATACTAACAGCTATATCATCATAATTTGATATCTTTCTGTTAAATATTTCAAATTTATAATCTCCAGTTATATCATAAGTAGTTAAATTATCAATAGACATATTATAATTATAAATATTTGAAAGTGAATTATTAGTTACTGATGTATCGTCATATAATAATGAAAAATTTTTGTGAGTATCAGGATCAATGACTCTCATTACATTAATGTAATTAAAATATCCTAGATAGTTATAAATATTAAACCAGTATTTAAAATTATATTCAGTTGGATATCCAAACTTACTTATAAAATCTAATTGGTCGTATACTATAGTGTTTTCATTAGCATATCCTGTTTCAGCTGGTAACATAGCAACAACAGGAACGAAACCCGGATCTTCTTGGGTTTGTTGAACTAAGTTTGTTTCTTTAATATATACACCAGGTAATTTATTTAACATTTTAACTCCAATCAAAAATATCTATTTTTTTTCTTATTTCATCAGCCTGTTCCTTATCATAACGAGATGTTGATTTTTTATCTTTGAATTGAGATAGGAAAATTCTCTCCATATCATCTATTCCATCTCCTGCTATTTCTATTACAAAATCAAAAACATTTTGATCTGTAATGAATAAAGATTCTTCTGAACTTAAGTCTTCTTCTGTATTATATTTATAATTTTTCTTAAATATCTGAGACAATAATTCTTTAGGATTTGAGATATCTGCGTTTTCATCTAATATTTGTGAAAGATAATCTATGTCCTCAACTTGAAGAACAAATATTGCAGCTAATAATCCTAAAACAGCATCATCTAAAGCTCCACCATCTCCACTATATGTACCATTTTTCTTTAATACATAGTTACTTAATTGAGAGATTGTTTCGAAATCAAAGAGTATCAAATTCAAATTTTCTATAATTGTTCTTAAATTATCATTACCCTTTCTCTTTGAAGATATTGTAGTTCTGAAACCTGCTAATTTTTCACTTTCCCAATAAACATTTTCATATCCTAAATCTTCAAGAGTTCTATTTGCCTCTCTACCTGCCCCCTCATTATTTTCAATAAATATAAATGCTTCATTATAATATACTCCTAATACATAAGCCATATAAGGAATTTCTCGGTAGTTTACACCACCTAAAATGTGCATAACAGCTACTTGTTTAAAAGGAAGTGTTGTAACATCTAATATTTGAAAACAAGTTGAAGATCCATCTCCATCTTCTGTATTAGTTGAAGCATCAATTCCAATTATATACTTATGTCCTACAAGAGGTTTTATGAAAAGATTTAGATGTTCTAAATAATTTCTCATTCCATCTAATGCTTCTCTAATTTCTGTTGTTGATAATCTATCTTTGAAATTTTCAGTAAGAGTTTTTAATATTTCACCCCTTACAAGAGTTCCGGACTTACTATCAAATCTACAATTAAATTCTCGCTCAAATTTTTCTACACCATTCTTTCCTAGATTGGCAATTGTTTCAGCTTTCCATTTTTCATCCCTACCAGGTACTTGCTCCCAAGAAACTTTATGAGGAACATACTGGTTTTTCATAGGACTTCCAACAGGCTTGTTAGCTCTAATCCACATATCCCTGAAATGATTATTTCCGTTTGGTGTCGATACAGCAACTACACGCGATGTTTTTGAAGCCGAAATAATAGGATATACTGATTGATAGAATTCATCCCAATTATCAATAAAAGCACATTCATCAATGAATAGAGCATTAGCTGATATACCTCTGGCTGCATCTGAACTAGTAGCGTATGCCGCAATAGCCGAGCCGTTATCTAATTCCACCGTTCCCTTGTTCCATTCCACAATTCCTTGCTGGAGTCCGAATGGAAGATTTTCAAGACCTCTCTTTACTCTTGATAATATTTCATTAGCTGTTGCTGCTTTATTTGCCAATATCGCTATTGTTTTGTATGGGTTGAATGTAACATACCAAGCAATGAATATTGTCGTTACTGTTGTATTATGACTGAGTAAACCGTTAGTATAATACCTTTTGTTAGTAACATTCATCAAATCGTACATAGGAATTTTCTTATCCTCGATTTCAATTGATTTTACTTTTTCTAATCCATCTATTGTTTCAATCTCGTCTCCAGGTAATAAATGTTTTGCATAAGTTTCCTTACCATATTCTTTGAATAGTAAATGATTATCTGCACAAACTATTTGTTTACCTGTTTTTAATGTAACTGTGTATTTCTTATAAGGTACAGTTTTTCCAATACCTTTAAAATTTTCCCATCCATTGTCTGTCCATACTTGATAAGAAGAGAAAAATAATTTTGCTACAAATTTCTTATCTCTTTTTCCTCGGTTTTCTTCGTAATCCATCTTATCAAAGAATTGACCTATTTTTACTTTCTTTTCTTCTTTGTTAACTTTATCTCTAATAGTTATAAAAGTATTACCATCTACACATTTTCCTGATTGTCTAGATTGTAATAATACATTGAATCTATTCTCTTGTAAAGATTTTAATATTGTTTTCTGATAATCGTATAATTTAATTTTCTGTAAACCAAAATCTAAATTTACTATATAAAAATAATTTTCAGCAAAGTATAAAATATCCTGACGACATTTTATGAACTCTTCAAACATTTCTTCCGTATATCCAATTTTAATATTAGCCGATTTTAATCTCGGGTTATTATTATAATTCTTTATAGGATTTCCTTCTATATCAACCTTAATATCTAATATATTAAGTTGTTTCTTTATTTGTTTCATCTACTTCTATCTCCTCTATTACCTCAGGTTCAACATCTACAATCTCTACTTCTTTTTCTTTTTCTAGATTGTGAGATTTGATAATATCGGTTACCATATTACTTAAATCACTCGTATTTCCATTGAATACAAATTGAGTTGGTATTCCGTTAGTATCATCTGAGGAAGTTTTTGTTGTCTTCTTTTTGTTTAAAGTTACTATCTTATCGTACATATCCATTAATAATCTCGCATTTTCATTAATAACTCTATATAAGTCAGAAATAGCCTTAATCATTCCTGGTTGTAGTACTCCTTTATCTAAGGGTATTTCTCTCAAAACTTTTTTAACAGATTTGATACTTGATTTTAACATATCTCTAATATCTCTAAAATCTTTATAGAAATCTGCCTTAGTGAAAGGGTTGGATACAATATCCTCTTCTTCCTCTGGTATTATCATAACTTCAGTATCAGTTTTGATTAAATCTAAATCTAATGTTTCTCCTTCTTTTTTATCAGCCACATCTTCTTCTAACTGATAAACATCATCTAGAATTTCATTTAATTCTTCATTTACTTTGTCTTCCATTTTGTCCATCCTGTTAGGTATTATAATACACTACTTGTCCACTTCACTAATTTTTGGTGGAAAGAGTACGCATCGTCGTCTGACATTTTTCTAGTCTGTTGTCTAATCAATGCAATAATCTGAGATAATAATTTATCATCAGCTCCTTCTGTTAATTCTCCTTCAATAAGAAGTTCGTACATCTTTTCTATTTCTTCCATAATTTTGCCTTATTTTATTCATATATTCTTTATTTATAAAAAAAGAGGTTCGTAGTGAACCTCTTTTAAATCTTCGATGTTATTTTAAGCTATAAATGTCACTGTTTTATGAGCATTTGGTGATATAGTATAAAAACCACTAGTTTGAGCTGGACTCACTGTAAAATTTGTTAATGTGAATTGATTTATTGTCCAATAATTATAAGTACTCCCAGTAATAACATTATAAATTCCGTAAGCATAATCTGTGCAAGTTGTTGCATATGCAGTTAAATCAGAGGCTAAATACAATATTTCTATTTTATTATAAAGAGTTACACCGCTAACGAAAACTCCGGCTAGTTCAGTTTCTCCTGAGGTATATGTAGCTTGGTCATATCCCCAATTAAGTATCCTATTAAATTCGAAATTACAATATGAACCATCAAAAACAACACCATTTTGTCGAACGTTACCTGCGTCTATTGTAACATTTTTTATTGTTGATACATTAGAATCTATATTTAATACACAATTAGTAACTGCTGTAGTATATGTAGATGCTGTACTACCATTAGCTGTTATTGTACTATCATATATTGATATATTATTATTTGCTAGTTCAAATACGTGAGTATTAACTCCCAAAGCTATTACTATATTTTTAATTATCAAAAAATTTCCGCCAGTCTCAGGATTATTAGTACCGGATGTTGTTAATGTGTATCCATTGCCATTTATGACACAATTACTAGGTAATAGATTATATGTTGTTGTGTCCCAAGTAGTGTTCTCTAATAAAGAAATTTCTCTAAAATCTGCTATGAAACCAGATGATAACAAATCTGTGAAAGTTGCGAAGTCACCTTTTACTCCAACAGTTACTATCTTTTTTATATTTAATATTTCATCGGTAGTTTCTATAGTATATCCATATGTTGAATGTTCATACATATCTAAGAAATTATATTTGTTATAATCCCCAACGCCTCCTCCATTTAGTACTGAACTAACTGATAAAGATCCTCCACCAGAACTTGAGAAATCTTGTTTATATACTTTGAAGGTATTATTATCACAAGTTGATCCTTCAAAATAGATTACTGAGATACTAACAATTATACCTGATATGTTTTCATTATGAGCATATGTTATCTCAAATTTATTGTGGTTACTGTTGTTCATATTAATTATTTTACTAGATATTGCACCCGCGTTATTCCTTCCAACATTAAAAACTTCAATGTCTGTATATGTACCATTGTCTGAGGATGTAATATCGAAAGTATAGTGTTGTAAAGATTGATTATCTATCCTTACATTATTCATATTAGTATAATCTCCACTGGCATATATAACTGAACCTCCAGATTCTCCAGCTGTAGCCCAAATTGAACTATTTTCAATGTTTATATAATTACCAGATAATATTATCTTATCCTCTGTGTAAATATCTATATTTTTTATATTACAATAAGAAAGAAGTGTTAATGAACCTCCAGTTATTGTTAATCTATTTCCATTACCCCATAATTGAGTTCCTTGTGGTAATGACTTAGCAGTTGATAAGGTAATTTCACTATCTATTATATTTATTATGTAGTTATTAGACGGGATCCCATCTATTGCATCATCTAATGTTAGATAATCTCCATCCACACCTACTGACACAAGATTTGGAACTCTTATACTATTATCTACAATAGCTGTTTGAATAGCACTAGAGGTTAATAATTTTAGGTCATTATCTGTTGAAGCTAGATTAGATAAACTTTCTGTAGTAATAGGAATATAATGATCTGCATCTCCAGTTGTAGTATCTATATTTGTTCCAACAACTAAGGTTTCCTTATGTTTTATTATAACATCTCCTGGCGTTCCAATAGTCATAGTTCTATTTGGGTCATTTATATCAACATTGTTTCTAAGAGAAGATCCATCTGTTATTATTGATTTGTTTGTTACTGCCATATTTTATCCTATTTTTAATTTTATGGTGCACTATATGTTATTGATAGAGTTTCAGCTAACCACGTAATATCGTTATCATCTGAAGTTGTCAAACTCATATATGTTATTATTCCAGTTGTTGGTGCAGCAAGTCCTGATCCATAATAATTTCTCACGGATTGAAACTCATTTATGTATATTTTATTATTATCTGAATTTGTCAAATAGAAACCATATCCTGTCAAATCTACACCACCATTATGATAACCTAGTGCGTTGATATGAGTAAATTCAAAATTACAATAATCTACTCTTTCTCCCCTAATTATATATTTTATTTGACCGAATGCCTGACAATTTATAAAGTGAACATCTTCTACTATATATGCTCCAATCATACTACTAGTTACGTTACTAATTGTATAAAAATGACAATTTTCAAATATTCCTCTCTGTCCTGTTATACTTGATAAATATATTGGTGCTGATGCAACTACATTGGGGGATGAGAAAGTTGAATTACAATGAATTTCTAAATCTTTAATATTAAATTCCGATCCTATGGTTAAACTAACATCCGAACCACTTATTGTTAATGTCCTACTGTTTCCTAGTATAGTTGTTCCGATTGGTAATGTTTTTGAAGTTGATAATGTAACATCACTAATGAAATAAAAATTAGAATATGTATGTCCAGCATCTATTGCTAGGTCTAATGTTGCATAATCCCCACCTGTACCAACACTATAAAAAGTTGAGATACCGAACGGATTATAACTAATTCCATCATTAGTGATTTCCCATCTTCCGCTATTATATCTTGTAGCAGATATAAATGCTTCTTTATTATAAACCAATGAAGATAAATCTGCTTTTCCAAAATATGCAAAAGAATCTAACATAATATAATCTTGTGAGGTAGCCTCTGACCCAAAGAAATTTACAGAGAATGTATTCACTGTAGTTGGAAATAGAGTTGATACATCACTCAGATAATAAACTTTTGTAGTTTGTTTTATATTATAAGTAACTGCATTGTAAGTATATGTAGATAATATATCTGTTGTTTCAGAAGTTTCTGTTATTTCAAAAGGAACCGCTTCTTCTTTTATGAGTTGAATATCTATTGTATAATCTGAAGCATATATAATTGAAACAGTATATGTATAGTTATTATTATCTACATCCATTTCAGTAATTTCTACTTCTTGTTTTACTCCTTCATCGTCTTTTAAAGATGCTTGAAAGATTCCTTCATTTGGTGCTACTAATTTCTCAAATTTACTATCTGATAAATCAACAGAAGTATCATCGGTGTCTAACCATCCAAATATAACATCATCTGAACTACTATCTACAATTTCTTGATAGAAGTTACTATTAGTAAAATAATTCTTATATCCTTTGTTATCTAATCTAGTTAACAAAGAATTAAAATACGTTTTAATATCTTGGATGTTTTGTTCATATCCTATTTCTAATCTTTTTGTCATATTATCTCTCTTAAATCATTAAATTAAATGTTATATCAGATGTCATATCTATTTTATCTATGTTAGTTAAATAAATCAATCTCTTATCAGTACTATCACTAGGGTTTATATAGAAAATTCCTAATTGTCTAGTTTTATTATTTGTATCAACCCAAGTTCCCGGTGTTCCAGCTACCGAGCATCTCTTTAAAACTGAAGTTGCATAATATAAATCATTTTCTGCACCTGTTATTGGAGCTGAAATTGGAATTGTTAAAAGATATTTTATATAGACTTTATTTAGATTATATCTTTTTATTAATTCTGTATTAGCAGAGTCACTATTATCTAAATATCTATAATCAATATCATCTATTGTTACTTGAGTTCCTATACTAGCGTTATCAGTAGTTTCTATTCCACCAAAGGTAGTTAGATCTGGACTAGCATTTGTTAATTTATTATATTCAATTAAATCCCAATCATTCATTAAATGTGAAGTAACAGTCGATGAAGCTGGGATAAACATTCCTTCTAATAAAAAATTATCAGCCATCAATTTCATATCCAAAGAAGTATGATTACCATCATTTGAAATTTCATAGACATTGTCGATCACAGAATCTGGAAAAATCAAATACTCATTAGAAATATAATCATTAGATACAGAAACCTTTTTAACTCCACTAGGTGTGGAATATTCAAATATCAATATCTCAGAATTATCTAATGAAGCGTAACTCGAATATGATAACCCTTTTATTATTATATTTCCATCTTCATCTACCAAATCATAGTGAGTATTTGTTAGATTCAATGAACCAGTATCTATTTTTCTTATTACTGTATTATCTAAATTAGTAATTTTTATATAAGATGCATCCTTTGAATTTTCTAACATAATTAAATTTTCAAAATTAGAATTAGCAATATCCATTCCTTGCGATCTCAACGAAACAGTTTTACTTATACTATAATAATCATTCTCTGAACCTTTAGAACTTCTTATATCTAAATTAACTCTGCTCATTCTACTTAATTCTTCACCAGTTCCGTCCATTGTTTCATCAACCATATTATCTGCTCCTGTTACTACAATAATCGTATCAGCTACAGGTATTGAAATTGAAGTTATGGTCAACCATACGTTGTTATTTTCAGAATTAGCGAATGAAGATGTTAATATTTCATCTCCTACACTAAGAGTATCTGTCCAATCTTGTGCAACTATATTAAAAGTTCCTGTTGTTTGAGTAAACGAAGAAGTAACTGTATTAGTTTCAGTTACTACTACACCTGTAAAATCTATTGTCATATTAGATACAGTTGGAGCTTTTGTATCATACCAATCAGAAAATAAATTACCATCTTCATCTTCATTGCTAAAAATAACCCAATGATCGCTGACACCACTATCTAATATCTCAAATTTAGGAGCATCTGAATTATCGTTAAATGGTTGAATGAATGTATAGTCAGTATTTGTTATTCCTCTTACTGAAATAGTTTCATCTACAGCTGTATCTGTTTCATCACTTAATATAGTTTCTTCGACAGTTATTGTTGTGTTAGTTGCGTCCCAAGTAACAGAAGCTATTGTAAAAGAAGTATTATTAATCGCAACATCAAAATTAGCTAAAGAGATAATATCCCCAGCTGAAAAATAACCAGTTAGGTCTCCATCTGCAGCTCCCAAAAATATTGTTTTTGTTAAAGCAGTGATTATAAAAGTACTTCCTACTGTTAGAGTATGAGTATATATAAAATTATCTATTCCTATAAGAACAGCTCCACCCCAAGAAGTCATAGATCTATCTAACAAACCAATATATAAATCATCTTTTATATCTATTAGATAATCCAAATTATTTATTGTGTCTGTTCTGAATCCATTTAATTGTTTAGCCATCTAAAACCTTTTTCTTTTATTTATAAATTATTCTGTCCTGGATTCTGCTATATCAGTTAATGTTCCATTTTTATCCATAACAGTCTCATCCCAAGTCCCTTCTATTGTAAGATTACCTTTATTGAATTTATAAGGTCTGTCTAAATTCTCCAACTTTATATTGAAAAAATTATTTAAAGTAGCGTCTGTGGAAAATAAAACATACAATGAATATCCAATGTCTAATGTAGTTGGTTTATTCTCTAGATATACAATATTTCTTTGTTCAAAATCTGTAACATAATTAGTTGATACAATATATATAGATACCCAAGTGTATGGGTGTGTCAGTGGTTTTATATAAGTAAGCCACTCATCTTCGGTTAGATCTCCATATACAGAATAAACAAAATTTGATAGTTGTGTTACCTCGCAAGTATAATCGGTTGTATCATATTTTATCCACTTAAAAAATTTAAAAACAAATCTTAAGAAAATTTCCGATCCTCTTAAAAATTCCAATTCGGGTAATAATTTTAATAAAGTAATTCTTGTATCTTTAATATTTTCTATTCTAGTATTATATTCTAATACAGTTTCTGAAAATATATCCCGTGATGTTATATGCTCGTAATAATCATAAAAATAATAGAAATGGGTTTTTACATATTCTAACTCGAGGAATAAACTATTATTAATTACTTTATTACTTTCTATTAACTCATTAAATTTTAGATTAGAATCGAAAACATATTTATCATAAGTATAATTAAACAAATCAGGATTGTTTATAATTTCTTCTATATCTTCTATCTTAGTTAAATTTAATATTTTTTCATATACATTTATGGCTGAACGCATTTTATTCCTCTGGATATAACATTAATAAATAACTTTCTACTATATTACCTAAATCAGTATCTTTAAAACTACTGTTTATATTATTATAATAATCGTGGAAAAGATATCTTTCAATTATATCTTTTACTTTCAAATCATTAAAAAACTCATATATAGAAGCTGTTAGATTTATTATCTTTAGTGTTGTAGTATTAGTGAATACTACCTTTATGTATTTTGTCGATACTTCATCGAATTCTATTTCTATTTCTGTTTCTGTTCCAGCAAATTCAGTAAATAGATTTTTTCCATTGAATACTACTTGTGTCCAATTTATATTATCTATACTATAAAAAATTTCTATAGCTGAAAATGAAGATAAACTAGGATCGATATAAACATTAAGATTTTCTATCAAAATAGATTCCTCAAAACTAGTTTTTATCCAAACATCTGTAATAGATGCTTCATTGACTGTCCAATTTATAATTTCCTTGCCATCGAAATATGTTATTAAGTTAGAAGGATAATCATCGTAATGAGATACCGACATAAAATTATTAATATGTTTAAATGGGTTTATTATCATTATATCTCTCTTAATATAGGTTTATGAATATTATATAAAGTACAAATATTATAAGCTGAGTTAAAATCTTTAGTATATTTTACTATATCTTCTTCTATTGTGTATTTAGATTTAAAAGCTATTTTATAATTTTTTGTAATATCTAATATTGAATTATCTGTTATCATAAAATCTTCAAAAGAACTATCTAAAAAATCATTAGCTGAAATAACATTTGAATAAAATACCAACTCATTCTTAGATCTATCTAGATACCCAATAGCTGTATCGGAAATTGTTTCGTAACTGTATAAATTATATACTCCCGATTCATAATCTAAAGTAAATGTTTGATCTTTATAATTTGTATAAGCTGATAAAGCTGGATAATCATTTAGGGTAGTAGTTTCATAAAGTCCATTGATATATTCTATAGATATAATTGAAGTAGCATCAGAAGCTTTTATTGTTACCTTTGATAAGCTATCTGATGTAACTGAAAAATTAGTATCTTCAATTTCAAACGATGTATTATTTTTTAAATTTTGTGATACATATCCTATTTTCTTTCTAGACTTTATTATTAAGTTTTCATTAATGTTCTCCGAAACTTGATTATTCAATATATGTATTTTAACTCTATAATCATTAACATCGTTACTTAATTTAATATTATAGTTTTCATCTACATTAGAAAGGAATAATTTATCTCCATAAATTTCAAATCCTAGTTCTTCAAAAATATTATTGAGATAAGTAATTCTAGCATTCGTGTCTACACTTCTAGTTACGATTGAATATACATCTGGTTGGGAATTTGATTTAAATCTTATTATCTCACCAATTAAATAATAGTAATTTCCATATGGTATGTATAATAACCATTTATTAACAATATCATCAATAATCTCAGTCGCTGATGGAGTGTAAGTTATATAATCACTAGTAGGATTATATTTATTATATCTTAATTTAATTGTGCTGCCTAAAGTATGTTCCGCTATTACTAAAGTAACTCCTCCATCATAAGATATTATTGGATAAGATTCTGAAGACTCTATTTTATAATCACTAGTAGAAGTATCATATTCTATTTTTATATCCATTGCTTTATTAGCACTTTCAATTATTTGGATATTATCATTTACTAAATATCTATCAAACGATTCACTGGAGTTTTCTAGAGTAGCTAAAACAGTCCTTCTCTCTAGTGGCATATTAGCTAATGTATAAGTTGGTATATCCGAAAATATATTATCTTTTATTCTTTGATTATCGTTAGTCTCCAATATATTATCAGGGAATTTGAGAGTCATAATATCCATTATATTATCAGACGAAGTAATTAAATTATATGTTATATCTAAATCTGCTGATTTTATATTATCGTCAGTTTCTAATATTTCTACAAGATTACTCATCCTAAAATCTTTATTGAATCCCATATTATTTGTCTTTATTTCGTTGTATAAATCCCCAAGTAATTCATTTGAAACACTATTAAAATCATATACACTATTTTTAACTTCAATTTTAGGATATAATTCTGCATAAAAATATGAAGGAGATATTATTACTCTATTTGTCGATAGGATAGATTTTTCATCAAAATTATTTAAAATATTTATAAAGGTGTCATCCAAATCTGTTAAGGAAGACATTGTCAGATCTTTTATATCTGAATTAGTTTTTATAGGATCAAAACTTAATGTTTCCCCAGTTTCTATATATCCAGATGATCCTTCGATTATATTTTCAGAATACATCGAATCTGGTACTATTGAGAAATAAATATTTCCTAAATTTGTAAGATAAGTTAAATTATCATTTGAATATAAGTCGATCACATTGAAAAATTTAACATTTTCATCATCTATATCTTGTATAAGATTTTCATAATCCAATCTGGTAACTAATCTATTCTTAGTAGAGAAGTATTTAGGGGCATTTATTTTTATTTCATCTAATGTTTCTGCTGATCTACCACCAAATGAATATGTAATATTTTCAAAAGTAAACGAACTAGAATATGAATTTTTCTTAGTATTAGCAACAGTATAAAAGATATCTCTAAAAATTAAACCTGTCTCTCCATTTCCATCTTCACCTTCTGTTTCATAATATTCAAAGTTTAATGTATCTGTATTATTAGGCATAGCACCAATTATACCATTACCAAATGTAATCTTTGTTTTATATGGATCATCGACACTTTCTGTTAAAAAGTAAATATTGGAAGTTGAAGTTGGCATATTATCATAAGCTTTAAATTCAGTCCAAACTGTTTCTACCCCATCATCCACTTTAGTAATAATTGGATTATTTGAAATCTTTATTGAATCTAATAGAACTTCCTGATTTTCATCACCTGTTCCGTATGTAGTGTAGGTTTTAGATTTTTTTTGTTCAGCTATAAAACTTCCTTTATAGACATAAAGATGAGTTCCGGTAAGTGCATAAGCCTTTGTTAATGTAATCTCATTAGCTTCAAAATAAAGTCCATTATCCTCTCCTGAAAAAGTTATAGTAGGAAAATATAATGTTTCACCAGGGTCAGAACCAGCTAAGTCTGTATCTGTAGTATTTAAAACTAAAGTTCCAATCAATTTAGATGAAACTTTTCTAGTAGGAACATAACCTAATTTTTGAGATAATTCTACACCAGTTGTTCTTTTTATGATAGTTGAAAACGAAATATTTTTTGCAACATTAGTTAGCTGATAAGACATTAACATATTTAGATTAGATAAAAAATCTACTATATATCCAATGTTGTTACCATCTTGATAATCTATGTCTCTATATTCGTTGAAAAATCTTTTGATTTCCTCTCTTATATCTTCATTTTTTAGAAGATTCAATGAGAAATTAAATGTATTATCTGCCATCTTTTACCTTTATGTTAAATCGTATGAATTATTAAATCCTATTTGTTTATTGTCAGCAATGAATATTGTTAAATCTAAATTTATATAATCATCATCACTATAATTTACTGTTGTATAAACTTCTTCTACTCTCGGTTCTTGATCGTATATAGCTTCTTCAACTAAATTTATTATCAATTGTGCTGTACTATTTGTCATTGGTCTAAATAACATTGTCTTTACTTGAGATCCAAATTCTAAATCCATAAATTTAGTATTTAATTCAATGTCTAAAATGTTTTTTATACTTTCTAAAATACTAGCTTCTTTAGTATATATTACAATATCTTTTTGTGAAACTATAAAATTTTTTGGTATATCTATAAATGTTTTCATTATTCTAAATCCATTGTAATTGTAGGTGCTGTATAATCTGTTTGTTGTGGATAATAATTAACTTTCATAGAAAAGCTTAATGTAGATTTGAATATTCTAGCTTCTCCTTCATCCAAAGCATCCGGCATTTCGATACTACTACCGGTTATTTTAACCGGTACACTTTCTGTTTCAGAAAAATCATCTATAGGATTTACGTCTATACTATATGATGGAGGAAAATAAGGAACTATTTGCTCTAATATCATAAACATATCATCTAATAGTTTAGTGAATACTGAAATTGATAGAGTTAGATCATAACAAACAGGAGCAAAAGATTCTTTATTATTTTTTAAAATCTTTTCTTGTTTATTATGTTGATAATCAGTAGCATAATCCATTCCTATCTCTGTTAAAGATATTAAAGGAAGAGTCTTACTAATTTCAAATAATGCTTCTTTGTTCATATCTTTTCTAGTTCCCCACAAAACATTATTGTAAGAGAACCATTTTTCTGTAAAAGGAAACACAATAGGAACTCGAGGGTATTTAATTTCACTATCTTGTTCATTATATCTTACAATATACAAATCTTTGAATAGATTCATAAATGCTAATATATAATTTCTCGAAGCTGAATATTTTCTAGTTGTTGGTTGTATCATTTTTAATCTCTACTAAATTTACTTACTGGAGGTGTGTTTATCACTCTGTTATAATCTTCATCGTTATTTATTATATCAGCTTCTTCTGTTTGTTCCTCAATCTTAATATTTCCATTCTCTATTACTAAATCATTCAATTCTTCTAATAGCTCTTGATTTATTGCTGGAACTGCTGTACCAACTTCTTTACTAACTGTAATGTTAGAATTATAATCATAAAGTTTACATCTGAAAACATAGGCTAAATTTTTAGAATGAATTACAAATGTAGGAGAGTCATCTACAAATTCAATTTCGACTAATTGTTCTAATTTAGGAATCCAAACAAGATCACCTTCCTTTGGCATAAGTCCTACGTCCTTAAAGAAACTTATAGCTGTAAACAAGGAATATTCTCCCTCGTTATACATCTGATGTCCATTTCCGAATATCGCTGTCATTGGATCTTCGTCAGTATCTTGATTAAATATATAAAAGTTGTGAGCTTTGCTCAATACTTTATTTCTAGCTTCACCAAAGAATTCATCCACGACAAAATTATCCACCTCAATATAAACAACAGGATCTCCATATAGACGGACCGCATCTCTGAAAAGAACATCTTGAAGATGAAATTCCTTATCAGAGTTATTACTAAATCTTAATATTTGTCCACATTTTCTAAATGGAGATTCCATTTTATTCCTCTATCCTAGTATATTTTTGAAGTATTGTTCTTAGTTGACTCATTATAGGTCTACCATCTTTAAGAAGTAAATTCTTCATTGTAAAATTACCATCTTTGTAATGAGTAATTTTATCCTTATCGAATTTTTTTAATGCAGCTTTCTTTCTTTTTTCAAAAGCTGACAAATCTTTATTAATCATTTTGTTCCACTTCCATCTTTGATCGTCAATTGTGATATCCAATTGTCTTTTTAATAAACTATAATTTATAGTTGGGTCGTGTGCTAAATCATCGTTCAGTTTGGCATATTGAGATTTAGCCCATTTCTCTTTCCTATCCATAAATAATTGATTATCTTTTTGAATACCACTATGTTCCATATTCAATCTATCTTCGACTTCCTCACGATCTTTTAATGTAGTTTTATCTTCTGTATCTATTTCTCCCTGAGCTCGTTTTTCATATGTATTAAATATTTTAAACATAGGCATAACATTATTTTGCTCGATGAATTCTGACATCGAATCTAATTCCTTTTCAGGAGCAATTAGTTTTTTCATTTTCAAAACTAACTTCTTAACTTTCTTAATATCTTTCGGGTTTGTTATTACATTTTCTAGATACCACTTGTTAGGATCATCTTTCTTAATTTCCCCATCTACAGATTTTCCACTAACCCAAGCACCACCTTTCCAATCAGAATCTGCATACCAAATTCCACCATCGAAAGTACCTGATTTCCAAAAACTGCTTATAAACTTACCTGGACCTTTGAATGTACCGTCCAACCAATTTCCACCCTTAAATGCACAGTTTATCATAGTTGCACCTTTATTGGTACAATTAACAAAATAACATCTAACGAATGTCTGTCCTGAATTCAAGATTTCATCTTGAAACCACTTATCTTCATATTTTGATTGTTTGGGATCAAAGGTTTCTTTTGGACCGAAAGCCTTAAAGAGCCATTTTAATACCTTGACTCTAGATCCCATATATACATCGCCTTCGGCCAGTGAGGCTTCATCAGAGTTATCCTCATCTGACTCTTCTTCCTCAATTGCTACTTTTTTCTGATCTAAAATTTCAGAGATTTTTCTTGTTGATCTTTCGTCTAAACCATTAAGAATTAAATCTTTGATATTTACACCATATTTTTCTTCGATATTATTTTCCATTGTAAATCTCATCTTTATTTTTAGTTATGATTTCTTTTACTTTATCTTGTATACTTTCTATTACTGTGTCTACATCTGTGTTTACTTTATTTCCATAGACATAAGATTCTTCCTCCCACTTATTTGGGGGAGTGTTTCTTCTTTTATTGTTTTGGTCAATTCCTTTTTTCCAAGTACCTTGTATCCATTTACCTGAGTGCCATTTCCCACCGTCAAATTTTCCATCTTCCCAAATACCATCGTACCAAATACAATGATAAAGAGTAGCTCCCAAATTAGTACAGTTTCTTCTCATTACGCAATACTCGTAATATTCACCCTTTCTAAGTTTTTTTCTTTCTATAACTTTATCAGAAAATTTCTTAGTGATATCATCAGTTGGTCCTGACAATTCCTTTCCAACTGGATCAGCATCTAAATCACTAGAGGGTTCTTGAAAAACATCTTTCTTTTCTATTTCCATAAGATTCCTTAAAATTTTATGATTTCGTCAATATCAGGATGTGATACATAAACAGTCTTACCAGTCATATTTACAAACTCTTGAATATAAATTAAATCTTCACATTGTAATCTATGAGCATTCTTATTTTTATTAAAGTTCAATATTACTGAATATGTAGTATTATCTGTTGTTTCTAAGATAATCATATCTTCTTGTATAGTTCCTTTGTTCTCTACGATTGTTCCATAAGGATCAAAATTTATTAAAGAGAAATGAGTTGCATCTTCATATACAATAACGGGTGAACCATCTCTCTTTTGTTCTTGTATCTGACGATCAAAGAATTTGCTCTTTGGGTTAAGAACAGGGAACACACTAAAGAAGTCATAACTACCTGCGGATGTTTCTTTCATCCATTTTTTATATTCAATCTCTATTTCACTCAATGGTCCATCTGTATCACTTCTTGGTTCATAATCTCCCCAATCATTATCCATAGCTGCATCATCTGACATTATAGAACCTGGTTCTGCGACATTAGCACTTCCTGTACTTACTACAGCTGATCCTAATGTATTTGCAAAACTTTCATCTATTTCTTCTTCTTTTGTTAACCCCAAAAAATCACTATATTTCATTTTTTTCATTGGTTGTCCTTTTATTTAAAATTTTCTATTTTATATACTATTATTTATAAAAATTATTATAAATCTTCTGTCTTTCTGATAATAGATTGATATTGGTCATAAACTAAATGAGATAAATACTCCTCAGAAGATGTTCCATTTATATTATCTACTAAATCAAAATTTTCTTGGATGATGTTATTGCTACTAAATGTAATTGTCTTTGAACCAAATGTATCTTTACTTTCTGAGCTCAATTCTACACCTGCTATATTAGAAATGGACACATCTTCAAAACGATATCCTTCCAAGAAATAAATATCTTTTGCATATTGGTTTATCACTCCGGTAGGACTAGGTTTAAATTTCTTAGAGAATGTATATATCATAATATCAAATTCCGATCTTGTGTCTACATCCTTTGTTTGATTATTAGTCATATATCTATTATTTTCTATCATTCTATGAGTAAGTTTATTAATTGTTCCTCTCAAATCATTATGAAAAACACAAGCCAATCCAGAGTCATAACCATAATTGTTAGCAAAAGTAATATTCTGTCCAAATCTATTAAACACAGTAGGAGTTGTGACTATACCAGGAAGAGCAATTGTGTTAGTTAGAGCTGTTAAAAGGACAGTCTGACTTACTAACTGTCTATCATCTGATTTATAATCAATTATGATTGGAGAAGGATCTTCACCAAATAAACTTATATTTTTTTCTAATATCGTTACATAATAAAGATTATTCTGAACAAAGTCATCCATATAAATATTATGAAAAACATCTTTTATATTATTAAAAGATATATCTTTTAGTGGATCAATTTCTTTATGATTTCTTATATCGTAACTTATAGAAGGAGTATAATCTACATTAGTTATCTGACTTTGTGTATCTAGTGTATCGTTTATTCCTATTGATCCCCACTGTCTACCAAGATACATTATTACCTCACTAGCTGCGTGTCCCGCCAATGCAGAAATACTAGGTATTAAAAAACCATTATTTTTTTGAATATGTGATGTCAATGAAGCAGTAGTTCTTTCTACTAAACCCGCACCTGTAAATAAAAGCATTTATTCCCTCTCATAATTATTTTTTCTTACTATTCCTAACCAAACACATTCATTAGGATTAAATCCATATTTAGAATTTCCTCTAAACATAATCCATACTTCAGAATCTATAGGAGGTATATCCCCAGATTCATATGCAGATGGAGCACAGTGTTGAGCAGGGATACCATATGATTTATTGTTAAAATCTGTAGTATCGTGAATTCCATAAACTCTTACAAATAGACGTTCTCTTCCATATTTATCTATGTTATCTAAAACTCTTGCTTGATGAATTCCCTCAAGACATACATCTGAAAAATCTTCCATTACCATCTCTTTAATTCTTTATTTATGTTATCGTTATATCCTGTAGATACAACTGTTATTTCTTGTTTATATGAATATCCTGTTATTTTATGATTTATTCCTCTTATTAGATATTTTCCACTATAAACAGTCTCAGGATTATACCATTCATCCTGCTCTTGGGTAGGAACTTCAATATCTAATATCATACCTACTTTTCTTCTTAGATTTCCATTTAATGAAAATTTTAATTCGATTGTATCAACTAACATTTTGGAATATCTGGTCTTCATATATCCTCTTGTTATTTCCTTGTTAGAATCTTGAATGATAAAATCTGATGAATTCTTACCTAAAAAATCATCACCTGTTACAAAGAAAGTAGATAGATGTGTCGATCCTATATCATCTATTTTTTTATCAGTTGTGAATAACTCATTTTTATTTAGATCAAAACTAGTATAATTTGATTTACCAAATCCTATGTTTAACATTTTCATATAGTCAAAATCTTTTGATATAAAAAGATGATCTAATTTATTAAAGTTGGAATCCTTAGAAGAAAATTTTCCTACTGGATCATATACTGTCGCTTGTTTATAGTCATCATATACTTCATCATCTTCAAATTTTTCTAAAAATTCATCATTGAATAAAGCAGGTATAGTCACTAAATTAAATTTACCTGTGAAAAAATCCTGCCAAACAACATATGCTCCATTATCTTTAGAATCTAATGCAAAATTCAACATATATTTTAAAGTCTTTATTCCCGTCCATAAAGGAGATGTAAAATGATCTAATTTCATATTACTCTTGTTATAGAATTCTACTTCTAAACTGTGATTGTCAAATATCTTTTGAATTATATATCCAGTTGTTTCTTCACTAAATGATCTACTATAAGATTTAGTGTAAAAATCAACTACATTTTCTGAAGTAACACAAGATAAGGTAAAAGATCTAAATTCTCTAATGCCTATTTCAGCAGATGTTTTTTTATAGATGAAATATTCGACAATATCTTTTAATATCTCCTGATCTGCATATGTAGATTTCGTAGGATCTATCTTAGTATATGTGTAACTAACTTCTAACTTATCTCCGTAAGATGGTTGTATTGTTCCAAAAGTATATCCATTTGAAATAGTAACTTCTATTTGAGTAATAGGAAAGAAAATATCTTGAGAAATATTAATAGAAACATCTTCTTTTTTTATAACTACTTCATCCCCAGACATAGGTTTATATAAAACATAATTTATATACATTATTCCCCACTCTGAACTATTTTTTTAAGAATATTAAAAAAACTATTTATATATCTTTTCTTAATTATATAAATGTCTTATTATAATCATTCATCTCAGATAACATATCGTAATAAACTAATTCAGAAGAATATTTATTTTCTCCGGTTTTAAGTAAATTAGCTATTTCGTTCAATTGTCTTTCATTTAAAATAAACCAAAAAGGATTTTCTTTAAAGTTTATATACAATATAACCCACCAATATTTATCCGTATCGTATATTTTTTGTGAAAGATGATCCAATCTAGTTTCATCTTCTATATTATATTTTCCCAACCACTCATCTTCTACATTCAAATATAATTGCTCAAATGATAACAATTCTTTTAATGTAGTTTTCTTTGGTTGTAAATTAGTAAACTTAATATCATACTCGTTTAAATAATCTGTTAAATCTATTTCATAATCTTTAAAAAATTCAAAATAATTCATTATTTTAATATCCCCTCTACAGTTTTCATTACTTCATTCTTTTGTCCTTGTGAATTTCTAATAACTTTAAATATAGTTTCAAATGTCATTTTTAGTTCCCACCCAACTGTATTACCATCATAATAAAAAGGAATATCTTCTCTATTGTCATTTTTTATAGGATCAGCCGAAAATGCAGTCATTGCTAAATATCTGGCGTTCTGATAAAGAAACCAAGTATCAGATGGAGATGCCTTTTTATCAGGTTGTGGTATCACAACAGAAAGATTGTATAAGAACGGAGATACTATATAATCTATTTTTATTTCTTTATTTCCTAAATCTCCATATTGTGGTTTAGAAGATTGATCCAAAACAGCTATTAGAGTTCTCATCTTTTTAGCTTCGTCTTTATTCTTAGGTATTATTTTATACTCTAGAGTTATATTAAGGTTAGAAGCTTCTTCAAATATCTTAATATCTTTTGGATTTATTTGATATCCTTTGTAAATTTTCTGATAATTTTTAGTAGTTTCTATTATATTTTTTAACTTAGAATCTCCACCATCATTAATTAAAAATTTATTTATCATACCTTCTCCAACACCAGCTGCTAGTTTCGCGATGTCCGTAAGTCCTGTTTTCCAATCTTTATCTAATATTGAACCATCCTCTAGATTCCTCTGAATAGCTTTCTCGTCCAATCCAGCATAAAAAGCCTGTGTGTCTTTAAATGTGATTGTATTTGAATAAGATAGAGAAGTTGGTATATAAGAATTAAATATAAATCTATAATCTACTTGACTATGGTCTATTATCCCTCTCTGCAAATTTCCCACAGATTGAAATTTAAAAGGAAATCCCTTTAGGATTACATATGGAGCCTTTGTTTCTTCTATTCCAGCTGGATATGAAAATACTTCGGGTGGTTTTTTAGCTGTTTTATTTGGTGGAGTTACTTGTTTCTCTTTACTATCCTTCTCATCTTTTGGTTTCCAACTATAAGAATTCTTAATATTATCGTATCCTTCGATAATTGAAGATTGTATAGATGTAGTACTGTCTTCAATCTTATTTGTTAGTTTGTTTAGTTTAGTTGCATTACTTAATGTATCTTTAAAACTTATACTTGCTCCTGTAACAAGACTAAATATTTCCGTCGGTCCTACCATTATAATCTCCTCTTAATAATTAACAATAGAACTAGTCATATTATTAAAATTTGTAGTATTTGAGTTATTAGTCATAACTGTACTATTCGCATTATTGCTTGTCAAAATATTACCTTCATTAGTTTTCTTATACATATTCTTTTGCATATCGTCCATATTATTTATATAATATTCTTGAGTTTTCTTCATCATATTAACTATATCAGGAACACTTGGCATAGTAATTCTACTTGTTGTTCCTTGACCTGTTTTCAGTATTTTTCTGAATGCTCTATCCATAAAACCTTCGATAGTAGAGTGGTCTCTTCTATTAACTGGTGAAGAGATTTTACCTTGGTGATAAAATTCATCAAATCCACCCTCTCCGATAACTGCTGTTTTATTTCTTGATAGAGAACGTAAATTACCACCATATTTGAAAGTTTTTATATTTCCTGGTGTGTTTATTAATCCTCTTATAGCTGTTGCGTCTTTAGCTCCTTGCATAGCGGCTGAAAAATATTGCGAATATCCCGGTCCCATTTTAGATGCATTAGCAAATAATGAATTATACATATCTGGAAAATCAGTTTTAAGTGTGTTCATAGATGTTGCCACACCTGACGATTTATCGAATAATGCTTTTATTTTAATTGGATCGCCTGAACTTGCTGCTCTCTTATAATAATTATTATAGTTTTTGATTTTTTGGAATAACTGAGCTACTAATGAAGCTGATTTATATTTATTACTATCAAATGTATAATCTGCTGCTTGAGATATAACTTCTTTAGGAATCGATGCTAATACATCTTGTTGAGTAGAACTAATCCATTGTTCATAGGCCTTGAAATCATTATCGTTACTATCTATATCTAAACCCATTTTCGCAAAGGATGAAACATCCATTTGACCCTCTGTTCCAAATTTCTTTTTTTGTTCAGCTATTTTTTCTTTAGTATAATGTCCTCT